AATTGAGGCAGGGCAACCAGTCTCGACCTATTGGCCTTCGTTAACTTAGCTTAAAAGGAATACATCATGCCTATTGGTGGCGGTATTATCCCAGCAAGCGGCACCAGTCAGTACAATGAGCTGACCTACGTCACCCGTAGAGCGTTCATTCCTAAACTGGTTGTCCAGCTTTATAACTCCACGCCCTTGCTCGCAGCATTGCTTGCCAATTCACAAACTGCCTCTGGCGGTGTGTCATCGGTAACCGTGCCTGTACAAGGTTCCCAGTTTGTTAACGCACAGTGGTCGGATTACAGCGGCTCGTTTGCACAGCCTAGCGTCATGCAGGGTGCTTATAACGCTGAGTTCAACCTCAAGCTCATGATTGCTCCTGTTCCATTCCTCGGTATGGAAGGTGCGGTTCAGCAAGACTATGCTGTGATTCCTTTGATTGAGGCTCGCATGAACGATGCGACCAACGTCATGATGGATGCCATGGCAACAGCGCTGTACACCAATACCAGCAACGCACAACAGTTTACGGGCTTGCCCATTGCTGTTGATTCGGCTGGTAGCTACGGTGGTTTGTCTCGTTCGACCTACTCATGGTGGGCATCGAAAGAGTACGCTGCTGGTTCGGTTAACCCAACTCGTCAAAACATCCTCCAGTACATCTCTGGAACGGTGAAGAATGGCGCAGAGGTTCCAACCTTTGGTGTTTGCGGTTTTGGTACTTGGACGCTGTTGGCACAAGATTTTGTAGGCCAAGAAACCTACATGATCACGCCTGGTAGCAACTTTGCAAGCGGCGAAGAAGGCCCAACTTCTGGCTTCCGCGCATTGATGGTTGCCGGTGTGCCGATTTATCCTGATCCGTATTGCACGGAAGGTGAGTTGTATCTGCTGAACACGAACTATCTCAGCATGTACATTCACGATCAGGCCGAGTTTGCCTTTACGGGATTTGAGTCCACCCTGCCAAACTGGCAGATTGGTTATGTTGGCGCTGTGTTGACCATTGCAGAAATGGTGAGCACCAAGCCCAAGAGCATGACCAAGGTGACTGGCCTCAACTCCCTCACGCTGTAAGGAGTCGATCATGGCATTGGCACTAACGAAACTCATCCTTGCCTCTAGTTCGGTTAACGCCGACACCGCAGGTGCTTATCTTGACGCAGTAACCGTTACGGCGGCTGCAAGTACAACGACGCTTGTTCCGGTCGGCATGTACTTGTTAATCCCCACCGCTAACGTAAGCGTTCAGGTATACAACGGTTCTTCTTGGGTAACGCTGATCGCTGCTAACACCGGCGGTACGTTGTTCTCGGATGGTATTAACGTCCGGTTTAACAACAGCAGCACTGAGGCGACCGTTACCCTGATGACCGTCAATGGTGGTCAGGCGGCAACTGGCACTTACAACACCTAAGCGAGGTAAAGCATGGATGCCAACAAAGTCGGTAGTCTGTTACCGCAGCAGTTCGGAGGTATCCTGCTTGGGAAACTGATCAGTGCAAATATGAATAGCACGGATGATCAGCGCATTGTGATGTTCAGCAATCCCTCGAAGTTCATTCTTCGTCGGATTGTTGTAACGAATGCTTCCATCTCATTGACCACTGCGGCAGGCGGCGTTTATACCGCTGCCTCCAAAGGTGGTACAGCAGTGGTTGCATCTTCCCAAGCATATTCTTCGCTTTCCGCTTCAACGTTGTTCCTTGACCTGACCCTTAGTACAACAGGCAGTGCAAGTACAACGGTTAAAAGTAGTATTCCCAACTTATACTTGTCGCTTACCACTGCACAAGGTGCAGCAGCAACGGCAGATGTCTACGTTTATGGGGATATTCTCGAAGCATGATCTTTGTGACTAACAAAGGCAAAGATACGCTGATTGGCAAATACGTCGATCAGCGTATTGAATTTGCGCCTAACAAAAGTGTTCCAGTGGAACCTGTTGTTGCCCGTCATATTTTTGGCTACGGCGATGACAACAAAATTCCTTACTTGGTGCGTCTTGGCTGGATGAAAATGAATACAGACTATGAGAAAGCCATGGGCAAGCTCAAAGAGTTTGTATTCACAGATGCGCCAATCAAATCCGACCACTTGTCAGCCCTCGTGGTGGATCGAGTAGCCGCGCCCCCTCTTCGCGGTCGGGGTGCGGCCAAAGTCCAACCTCCTGCTAATGAGGCGTAAATGGCAACCTATTCGGGCTATATCGCAGAAGTTAGAAGACTCCTGCATGATGCGGCTGGTAATTTCTGGTCTGACACAGAGCTTACTGACTACATCAATGGTGCTAGGCACCGAGTAGTCCGAGATACGGGTTGTTTGCGAGCAATCCTCACGGGCAACACGACCACCTCGGTTGAAACCTTTGACATCACATCATTAACGCTGCCAACCTATGCCGAGCAGATTCTTGATGTCTTAAACGTCAATTTGTACTGGGGAAACACAAGAATCCCTTTGCGCTACATGTCATGGACGCAATTTAACGCTGAGTTGCGGTTTTGGCAGAACTACACGGGCAGGCCCATTGCTTTTACGCGCTATGCGCAAAGTACGATTTATTTAGGGCCAGTGCCTGACCAGGTTTACGTCATGGAGTTCGATACCATCGTTTTGCCGGTGCCGTTAACTTCTGACTCACAGACTGAACCCATCTTAGAACCCTATACGTCGCCTGTAGCGTTTTACGCTGCATACAAGGCTAAATACAAAGAACAGTCTTACGGTGAAGCCGAAATCTTCAATGCCGAGTACAAGAAACAACTCTTGGCAGCGATTAACTCTAGCTTTACCCGTCGCTTGCCCACACCCTACTCTGTACCGTACTGATCATGGCCGCTGTTGAGCAAAAGAAGTCCTACCACGTTACCAAGGATTTTAAAGGGCTTAACACCAAGGCCAATCGCACGGCTATTCAGGAGAATGAATTTGCCTGGATAGAGAATGTGATGCCTATTGGGTACTCCAACCTAAAGGTTATCCCTAAAGAAAAGCGCGTTACCTATAGCAGCACAAACTTTAGTTGGGGCGGTACGGTGTATTACATGGCACCAGCCAATATCAATGGCACCGCATACATGTTTGCCTTCTTTACCAATGGAGGTGCGCAATATGTCAACTTGGAAACCCCTACCGCGCCGGTCACGCTGGCTGCGTCAGGAACCTTTAGCGGAACAAGAACCCAAATCAGTCAATGGAAGAATGAGCGAGTGCTCATCATTGACACAACTTATGGCTACGCTACATTCGACGGGACGAATCTCGTTCGGGTCGGTTCGGTCGGTACGGTTACCGTTACAGCAGGCGGCAGCGGATACACCTCGGCACCTATCGTAACTTTCTCTGCGCCAAATAACACGGGTGGCATACAAGCAACCGCTACTGCAACGGTTACGGCTAATGCTGTTACTGCCATTACGGTTGGTGAGTATGGAACGGGTTATACCAGCGCACCAACTGTTTATATTGGAACGTCAGGCGCAGTAGCATGGGCATCAACCACAGCTTTTCAGGCTGGAAGGTTGTTATCTTCTGGCGGTAATTATTATTACGTTACGGTAGGCGGTACAACAAGTTCTACGGCACCAACGCATACTAGCGGCTCCGTAGCAAATGGCACTTGTACCTTGCTTTATGTGGCAGACCCTAATGGCGCAGGCTCTTCCGCAACCGCAACCGCAACCGTTATTAGCCAGGTTGGATCAAGTATCCAGTCTTTCTCAGGAAGGGTATGGATTGCTGACGGTAGGACGGTGTACTACACCGCAGCCGATAGCTACAACGACTTTACAAGCATTTCTGCTGGAAATATCACGCTTGTTGATGCAACGCTTTACGGTGACATCACGCAGATCATTGCTGCTAATAACTTTCTGTATGTGTTTGGCGAATCATCCATTAACGTCTTTTCGGATGTTCGCGTTAATACGGCTGGTGAAACGCTTTTTACTAACACCAATATCAGTGCATCAATTGGTACTGAGCTTTTCCTTGGTGTCTTTGCTTATTTTCGCAGTATTCTGTTTATCAACCGTTATGGCGTGTATGCACTGGTAGGTGCTACAACAACCAAGATTAGTGATGCACTAGACGGTATCTTTCCTAACATTGACTTTAGTTCGACGGTGACTGGGTGCCAGACGTTGATC